ATGTTAGGAGGATTATTTTCTGGTGGAGCCGCAGATCTTGTAAAAGGTGTAGGTGGAGTTATAGATAACCTTCACACTTCTGCGGAAGAAAAGCTTGAAGCAGAAAGAAAAATAAAAGAATTAATTGCCAACTATGAGGTAGAGATGGAGAAAAACATCACAAGTAGATGGGAGGCAGATTTAAAGTCGGATTCATGGCTTAGTAAAAATGTTAGGCCGTTAGTATTAATATTTTTAATAGTATGCACCATGCTATTAATATTTATAGACGCAGGTGCATTAAAGTTTGAAGTTAAATCATCATGGGTTGATTTGCTTCAATTAGTATTAATAACTGTGATCGGCGCTTATTTTGGCGGGCGATCATTTGAAAAAGTAAAAAAATAAAATGGCATACTTTACAATAGACGTATCTCCTGATATAGTAGCAGGAGACGTATCAAACATACAAGCAGCAAATAAATCGCACGTAGATGTAGGTGCTGGTGATTTAATATTTGACTGGACAGAAATAAATGTACCAAACGGAGGGTTATTACTTCATAGCGTTACAGCTATAGTTAACGGTGAAGACGGCGCTTATGGTGCTGGTTCTTTAACCGATTATACTTTGATATTTGCAAAGTCAGTTAACGGTGTAGCACCAACTACTATGGGTGCTGTTAACGCTGCTCAAACAGCTTGTTTTGATCTTAAAGATCATTACATTGGAAGTCTTGTATTAGAAAGCACCGCAGGAACGGGTACTATTTCAGGTCCAGCTTTTCATGTAGTTTATCATGGTAGTGATAATAGTGCTACTGGTGGTGGCTTACCTATGGTTCTACAAGCAGATTCCGATGATAGAATAGCAGATAGACACGCTAAAAGCAAATTATATGTTTGTGGTTTTCAAACAGCGGCTAGAGGTTACCAAACAGGTGTTATAGTAAATGGAGCAATAACTTCTGATACAGCAACTCAAATTACTGTAGATGGTGTTGAAGCAACTAAAATATTTAGTGTTGGTGATACGGTGTATTTACACGATGTTGATACTGCGTTAGGTACGGTTAAATCTCTTACCGACACAGTTATAACGTTAAACGCGGCTATTGCTGGGGGTACAAATTTAGATGATGATGATGAATTAATAAACGCAAATCCAATTAAAATTAAGCTTGGATTTGAAAAAAATAATTTATAAACAAATTAACTTAACTTAAATTAAATAAAATTATGGCAACAACAAAAGTAAAAGGTACGAGTAAAAAAATTAAAGAACTAAAAGGTATTAAGCCTGAAAAAATAACCGACGAGCAATTAGAAAAAGTTCAAAAAGTTATTAACGAGATTAACAGAGCTCAAATAGAGCTAGGCCAAATGGAAACTAAAAAACACTCAATGCTTCATCATATATCAACATTACAAGAAGCTGTAGGAGCGATAAAAGATGAGTTTGAAAAAGAGTATGGTACTGCTGATGTAGATATTCAGTCTGGTGTAATTAATTATCCAATAGAAAATGGCGAAGTTAATAAGGAAGATTAGTGTAGGTAAAGACTATAAAAACGACGCCATGCACTACGCTGTTGGTCAAGAGGTTTACGGTGGACATACTATTTGTGATATATTAGAAGAGGAAGATAAATATTCTATTTATATTAGAAAAAATAAAAACGTATTGCCTTGGAAAGACTTCAATAAAAACATGGCTGTGTCTGTTGAGTACAACTTAGAGTACTAATGAAAAGCGTTTACAACTTTGTTGTAACGCCAAAAGGAAAAAGATATAACAACACTAAGAAAGTTGGTGATTCAGAATTAATACTTAACACTGAAATATTTAATCACCAATACGTAAATAGAGAAGCTATAGTTATATCAACACCAATAATTGGCAGTACAGATATACAACCAGGCAATACAGTTATAGTGCATCACAATGTGTTTCGTAGATGGCACGATGTAAAAGGTATAGAAAAAAATAGTAGAAGTTTTTTTAACGAAGATACTTATTTTATAAACTACGATCAAATCTTTTTGTATAAAAGAAATGAAAAGTGGAAAGCTCCAAAAGGTTATTGTTTTATAAAACCTTTAAAAGCAATAGATCAATTTAATATTGAATCTGAAAAACCATTACAAGGTATAGTTAAATATTCAGACGGTACTGTAGATGTAAATAGTTTAGTTGGTTTTACACCTAATAGTGAATATGAATTTATAGTTGATAGCGAAAGGCTATATAGAGTTTTATCTAATTTTATTACAATTAAATATGAATACCAAGGAGACGAAGAAGAATATAATCCAAGCTGGGCGAAAAGCAGTTGATGAGCTAATTAAAGTAGCAGAAGAAAAGATTATTACAAACACAGAAGATGACGTATCAGCTGATAGACTTAAAAATGCCGCGGCTACTAAAAAACTAGCTATATTTGACGCATTTGAAATACTTAACAGAATCCAAGAAGAAGAAAACATGCTTGAGGGAAAAACACCTCAGGAGACAAAGAAAAAAACTTTTAAAGGATTCGCCGAAGGCAGATCTAAGTAATGTACGAGCAAAGTTTAGTTAAAACAATAGAACCTGTAAAAAAGACTACTATAAGTAGACTTAACAAAGGCAAGAAGTGGAAATACGGTTACGACAAAGAACACGACATAATTGTACTATCTCACACTGGTCAAATAGGTGAAATTATAGAAATACAAAATTTAAGTATAGCGTTACCAAAAGCTCCAAAAGAAATATATAAACACGCCAAAAATAAATGGGTAAGATTCGAGCAACCTAAAGAACTCTCTCGTTTAAAAAATATATTTGATTGGAGAGGTTATCCGGAAGACGAAAAAGAAAAATGGTACGATTATATAGACCAAGAGTTCAAGCGAAGAGAGGAAGGTTTTTGGTTTATGAATAATAGTAATCCAACCTGGATAACTGGTACGCACTATATGTATTTACAATGGAGTAAAATTGACGTAGGTGCACCTGACTTTAGAGAAGCAAATAGATTATTCTTTATATTCTGGGAGGCTTGCAAAGCTGACAAAAGATGCTACGGTATGTGTTACCTAAAGAACAGACGTTCAGGCTTTTCGTTTATGTCATCTGCAGAAACAGTTAATTTAGCTACTATATCGAGTGATAGTAGATATGGTATACTTTCTAAAACAGGTGCTGATGCTAAAAAAATGTTTACAGATAAAGTTGTACCTATAAGTGTAAACTATCCTTTCTTTTTTAAACCTGTTCAAGATGGTATGGATCGTCCTAAAACAGAATTAGCCTATAGAGTGCCAGCTAGTAAGTTTACAAGAAAAAAAATTACTACCAACGAGCAGTTAGAAGATATACAAGGATTAGATACTACTATTGACTGGAAAAATACAGGTGATAATAGTTATGATGGTGAAAAGCTAAACCTGCTAGTACATGATGAAAGTGGTAAATGGGAAAGACCAGATAACATATTAAATAACTGGAGAGTTACAAAAACTTGTTTAAGGTTAGGTAGTAGAATAGTTGGTAAGTGCATGATGGGTTCAACCTCTAATGCTTTAGATAAAGGTGGAGATAATTTCAAAAAACTATACAATGCGTCAGATGTCACTAAAAGAAATAGAAACGGTCAAACGAAGTCTGGTTTATACTCTTTGTTTATCCCAATGGAATGGAACTACGAAGGATTTATTGACGAGTACGGAGTTCCAGTATTCACTACTCCTGACACAGATGTGTTTGCCCCAGACGGTGAACTAATTGACGTAGGTGTAATAGATCATTGGAATAATGAAGCTGATGGTTTAAAAGGTGATCAAGATGCTTTAAATGAGTTTTATAGACAGTTTCCTAGAACCACGGAGCACGCGTTTAGAGATGAAACTAAAAACTCTATATTTAATCTTATTAAAATATACGAGCAAATAGATTATAACGAGGAAATGTCTAGAACCTTAGGTATTAATACTGGAAACTTTCAATGGGTTGGTGGGGTAAAAGATACTAATGTTATATTTTATCCAGATCCAAAAGGTAGGTTTAAAGTTAGCTGGATTCCACCTCAGCAATTACAAAATAGAGTAATACTTAAAAATGGTATAAAACACCCTGGTAATGAACACATGGGAGCGTTTGGTTGTGACTCATATGATATATCAGGAACTGTAGATGGTGAAGGTTCTAAAGGAGCATTGCATGGTTTAACAAAGTTTAGTATGGAAGATGCCCCTGCCAATAGTTTCTTTTTAGAATACTTATCAAGACCACCTACAGCAGAAATATTCTTTGAAGATGTATTGATGGCATTAGTATTTTACGGTATGCCGATACTTGCGGAGAACAATAAACCCAGGTTATTATACTACTTGAGACGTAGAGGTTATAGAGGTTTCAGTATGAATCGACCTGATAAAGTATGGAACAAACTATCTGTAGCTGAAAAAGAAATAGGTGGTATACCAAACTCTAGCGAAGATATAAAACAAGCTCATGCCGCGGCAATAGAAATGTATATACAAGATCATGTGGGTATGAGGCAAGATGGTACATTTGGTGATTTATATTTTAATGAATTATTAAATGATTGGAGTAGGTTTGATATAAACAAAAGAACAAAGCATGATGCTACAATAAGTAGTGGTTTAGCTATAATGGCTAATAATAGACATTTGTATGCACCGAACGCTAAGGTTGAAAAACCAAAACTAAATATAAGTATTTCCAGATATAGTAATACTGGAACTAATTCACAAATAATTAAATAATAAATATGGCAGAGTCTGGCATTAAAAGTTATTTTCCTAGTCAAACAGTAAGTGATGCTGAAAAGCTTAGCTATGACTATGGTTTAAAAGTAGGTAAAGCTATAGAGCAAGAGTGGTTTAATAATGATAGAAGTACTGGTAAATACAGATCTAATCAAAATAATTTTCACAATTTAAGACTATACGCTAGAGGCGAACAGTCTATACAAAAATACAAGGATGAGTTATCTATTAATGGTGATTTGTCCTATCTTAATTTAGACTGGAAGCCTGTTCCAATTATTTCTAAATTTGTTGATATTGTTGTTAACGGTATTGCTGAAAGAACTTATGATATAACTGCTTTTTCTCAAGATCCTAGTGGTGTTGAAAAAAGAACTAAGTATATGGAAGATATACTTGATGATATGGAAAATGAAAGCTTTAATGCTTTTACTCAAGAAGCTTTTGGTGTAAACACAAGAAGAAGTAATGAAAAAACACTACCAGAATCTTCAGAAGAATTACAACTACACATGCAGCTTAATTACAAGCAAGCTGTTGAGATAGCAGAAGAGCAAGCATTAAGCGTTTTATTTGAAGGTAACAACTATGAATTAATAAAGAAAAGATTTTATTACGACTTAACGGTTCTTGGTATTGGTTGTGTAAAAACAAGTTTTAATACGTCTGAAGGTGTTGTAATAGATTATGTTGACCCTGCTAACTTAGTATATTCTTATAGTGACTCTCCTTATTTTGAAGATATATATTATGTTGGCGAGGTAAAATCTATACCAGTAAACGAATTAGCTAAACAGTTTCCTCATTTATCAGAAGAAGAACTTAAAGATATAATGAAAAGCAAAAGTTATCATAGAAGTAATTATAACTCTAGATATTCAGTAGATAAAGAAGATAATAATACTATTCAAGTTTTATATTTTAATTATAAAACATATATGAATGAAGTTTATAAAATAAAAGAAACTGGAACTGGCGCTGATAAAATTATACCTAAAGATGATTCTTTTAATCCACCAGAAGATATGCAAGGTGGCTTTGGTAGAATGATAAGATCTATAGAGTGTTTGTACGATGGAGCAATGATTTTAGGTACTGATAAATTACTTAAGTGGGAAATGTCAAAAAACATGATGCGTCCTAAAAGTGATTATACTAAAGTAAAAATGAACTACGCTATAGTAGCTCCTCGTATGTACGATGGTAAAATAGATTCTTTAGTAAAACGTATAACTGGTTTTGCTGACATGATTCAACTTACTCATCTAAAATTACAACAAGTAATGTCAAGGTTAATTCCAGATGGTGTTTATCTTGACGCTGATGGTTTAGCAGAAATAGATTTAGGTAATGGTACTAACTATAATCCACAAGAAGCATTAAATATGTTTTTTCAAACTGGTAGTGTTATAGGTAGATCATTTACTAGTGAAGGCGATATGAACCCGGGTAAAGTACCTATTCAAGAAATTGGTAGTGGTAGTGGTGGTAGTAAAATGCAAGCTCTTATAGGTAATTATAATTATTATCTACAAATGATAAGAGATGTAACCGGACTAAATGAAGCTAGGGATGCTTCAACGCCAGATGTTAATTCACTAGTAGGCGTACAAAAAATGGCGGCTGCAAACTCTAATACAGCAACAAGACATATATTACAAGCTGGTTTATTTTTAACAGCTGAAATAGCAGAGTGTTTATCTCTTAGAATATCAGATATTATAGAATATTCACCAACAAGAGATGCTTTTATACAAGCAATAGGATCTCATAACGTGGCTACGTTAAATGAAATGTCTGATTTACATCTTCATGACTTTGGAATATTTTTAAGTCTTCAACCAGATGAAGAAGAAAGAAGTGTTTTAGAAAATAATATACAAATGGCGTTACAACAAGGTACTATAGATTTAGAAGACGCTATTGATCTTAGAGAAATTAAAAATATAAAGCTAGCAAACCAACTACTTAAAATACGTAGAAAAAAGAAACAAGAAGCAGATAGAGCTAGAGAACTAGAAAATATACAAGCCCAATCACAATCTAACGCTCAAGCAGCGCAACAAGCCGCACAAATAGAAATGGAAAAGAACCAAGCTATAACACAGCAAAAAGCGCAGATAGTTCAAATGCAAGGTCAAGTTGATGTTCAAAAAATGCAGCAAGAAGCAGAACTTAAAAAACAACTAATGCAAATGGAGTTCCAAATGAATATGCAGTTAAAACAAGTGGATCTTCAGGCTTCAGCTGTTACAAACGCAACAAAAGAAAATAGAAAAGACCAAAGATTACAATTTCAAGCAGCACAACAAGAAACGCTTGTAGACAAGAGAGGCAAACAACAATCAAAATTAACAGATAGAAAAAACTCTCAACAATCAGAACTAATAGATCAAAAACAAACTGGAAAACCACCTAAAAACTTTGAGTCTGCAGGTAATGATACTTTAGGAGGAGGTTTTGACTTAGGTAGTTTTGATCCTAGTTAAAATTTATTAATTATTATTATATTATATTATGGAAGAAAAAGATGAAAAAGTAGTTGAAGAAACTACACAAGATAATGTTACAAAAGTTGAAATTAAAGATGAGCAACAAGATGATAACATTACAAAAATAAACTTAGATAAACCCCCAACACCAAAAGAAGAAAAAAATGAAACTAAAGAAAGTAACGCTGACAACAGCGGAGTGGTTGCAGAGCCTGAAAATGCCGACGCCTCACAAGAACAAAAAGAAGTACAGTCGGAAACAGAAACACAAGAAGCTCCAGCACTAGAAGAGATTACTGAAGACTCTACTGAAGAAGAAGTTGCTGAGGTAGAAGAGCAAATAGAAGAAGCTGTTGCAGAGGCTCAAGCTACTGGAAAACCAATACCAGAAAATATTCAAAAGTTAATAGACTTTATGGAAGAAACTGGTGGTGATTTAAATGATTATGTTAAGCTTAATCAAGATTATAGTAATTTAGATGATAAAAATTTACTATATGAATATTATAGACAAACAAAACCTCATTTAAACAATGAAGAAATTAACTTCCTTATGGAAGATCAATTCTCTTACGACGAAGAAGAAGATGACGAAAGAGATATACGAAGAAAAAAATTAGCGTTAAAAGAGCAAGTTGCCAGCGCTAAAAGCCACTTGGACGGGCAAAAGTCCAGATACTATAATGAAATCAAAGCTGGTTCAAAGCTTACGCCTGAACAACAAAAAGCTATTGATTTCTTTAATAGATATAACAAGGAAGCAGAAGTAAATCAAAAAGCATCTAAAGTTAACAGTGATATTTTTACTAAAAAAACTAATGAAGTTTTTAACGACAAATTCAAAGGTTTTGAATATAACGTCGGTGATAAAAAATATCGTTTTAACGTAAACAACGTTGAAGAAACTAAAAATGTCCAAAGTAATATAAACAATTTTACCAAAAAGTTTTTGGATAAAAATTCAGCTTTAAAAGACGCTAGAGGATATCATAAAGCTCTTCACACCGCGATGAATGCAGATGCTATTGCAAAACACTTTTACGAACAAGGTAAGGCGGACGCTATGAAAGATAGTATAGCTAAATCTAAAAATGTAGATATGAATCCAAGACAAAGTCATGGAAAAATTGAAGCAGGAGGTATGAAGTTTAAAGTGTTAGGTAATGATGCTTCTGATTTTAAGTTTAAAATTAAAAATAAAAATAAATAACAATTTAAAATTACAAAATTATGGCAATTACTGCAGGAACTGATTTGAATAGTGTTCCAAGCTCACAGCAGCAAACACTATCTACAAATTATGTTGACTTTACAAGCTCAGACACTGAAGGATGGGCGCAACAATACCTACCTGAATTAATGGAAAAAGAAGCTGAGGTTTTTGGACCTCGTACAATCTCTGGTTTCCTTAATCAAGTAGGTGCAGAAGAAGCAATGACTTCTGATCGAGTTATATGGTCTGAGCAATCAAGACTTCATATATCTTTAAAAGGTACTATTGATCAAGATGGTAATATATCTTCTTCAGGTGCTAAAGGTTCGTTTACAGTAACATCTGATATTGATGGAAATGTTGTAGCAGATGGATTTGGTAGTTCAAATCCAGGTGATGCACACGGTGTACGTAACCACGATATCGTTTTACTTTCAACTCCAGGAGTTGTTGTTAGAGCTTTAGTTGTAGCTGTTAGTGGTAACACTATTGGTCTTAGAGCTTACAACGCTGATACTTTAGCTGCTTTAGCTGAAACAGCTGGTGGATGTACTTTATTAGTTATTGGTTCTGAGTTTAAAAAAGGTGATAACTATGATGGTTCAACTACAAGAGGTGCTAACGAGCCAAGCTTCAAAACTTTTACTAACAAGCCAATCATTATGAAAGATTACTACGAAGTATCTGGATCTGATGCTGGTAGAATTGGTTGGGTTGAAGTTTCTACTGAAAGTGGTCAAGGTGGTTACTTATGGTACTTAAAAGCTGAAGCTGATACAAGATCTCGTTTCACTGATTATTTAGAAATGGCAATGCTTGAGTCTATTCCAGGTTCGAACTCAACTAATGTTGATGGTGAACTAGGTTTATCTCCAGAAGGCGATGCTGGTACTGAAGGTTTATTCTACGCTATTGAGCAAAGAGGTAATGTTACTACTGGTGTTACTGGTGTTAACGCCGCTACTGATTTAGCTGAGTTTGATGCTATTTTAGCTGAGTTTGATAAGCAAGGTGCTATTGAAGAAAACATGATGTTTGTTAATAGAGCTACTAGTTTAGCTATTGATGATATGTTAGCTTCAATGAACTCTTACGGAGCTGGTGGTACTTCTTACGGAGTGTTTGATAACTCTGAAGACATGGCACTTAATTTAGGTTTCTCTGGTTTCCGAAGAGGTTCTTATGACTTCTACAAATCTGATTTCAGATACTTAAATGACAAAGCTACAAGAGGTGGTATTAATGAGACTGCTGGATCTGAAGCGTTAAGAGGTGTTATTATACCAGCTGGTTCGTCTTCAGTTTATGATCAAAGTGTTGGTGTAGCTGTTAGACGTCCTTTCTTACACGTTAGATATAGAGCTTCACAGACTGATGACCGAAGAATGAAAACTTGGGTTACTGGTTCTGTTGGTGCTGCTACATCTGCTTTAGATGTGATGCAAATACACATGTTATCAGAAA